AGGCGGTGCTCAACTACGACCCACTCGGTGAGAAACCCTACGCCAAGACCAGCTTCATCAAGCAGCCCGGCGCCTTCTGGGGCAAGGCCATCCCCGAGATCATCGAGGACATCCAGAACGTCTGCAACGCAGCAGCCCGGGCTCTGGTCAACAACATGGCGATTGCCTCCGGGCCGCAGGTCGAGGTTAACCTCGAACGCCTGCCCCCCAACGAGGACATCACCCAGCTGCAGCCGTGGAAAATCTGGCAGGTGCTCAACGACCCACTGGGTTCGTCGGCTCCGGCAGTGCGGTTCAACCAGCCCAATGACAACGCCAACACGCTCGTGGGGGTCTACGACCGCTTCTCGCGCATGGCGGATGACCACAGCGGCATCCCGGCCTACATCTACGGCGACACCAACGTGCAGGGGGCAGGACGCACCGCGTCGGGCCTGTCCATGCTGATGGGTTCCGCGGGCAAGGGCATTCGGCAGGTGGTGATGCACATCGACAACGACGTGCTCAAGACCATCGTGCAACGCCAGTTCGTCTACAACATGCGCTACGATCCCGATGAGTCGATCAAGGGCGATGCACAGGTCGTTGCTAAGGGCGCGGTTAACCTCGCTGTCAAAGAGACGGTCAACGTCCGCCGCGTGGAGTTCCTCAACGCCACGGCCAACGAGTTCGACATCAACATCATCGGGCCGCAGGGTCGCGCAGCGCTGCTGCGTGAGGTCGCTAAGGGGCTGCAGATGTCGGTTGATGACATCGTCCCGTCGCGTGAGAAGCTGGCGATGAACGAACGGCTTGCCGCTGCAGCGCAGCAGATGCCGGCACCCGGTGGTGGGCAGCCTGCAGGGCAGAACATGGACCTCGCCGGTGCACCGGCTGGAGGGACTAACCTAATGACCGGGGGGCCGCAGTGAAGCAGGCCACACCCGAAGTAATCCACGCGCTGGCTAACAGCGTCCGTCAATACCCAGTCATCCAAGAATGGCTGGGAGAGTGGCGGATGTCTGAGCTTGAACGGCTGCCCAGCGTGGGACAGAACGTGACACTTGCACAGGGGCGGTGTCAGGTCTTAGGCGAGCTTTACAAGCTCGTCAGTGAGTCCCCTGACTTAGCAGCAAAGTCCCGTAGGGGCAGCTGATCCAACCACGCACACCCGAGAGGAGCGTCCAAATGGCTATTCCCGCGCAAATCCGCAAACAGTCCGAGGCTGTCGCAAAGCTGTATGAAGAACTCAATCCGACCGACGAGGGCCAGTCCCCGGCGGAGGGTGAGGCCCAGCAGCCGACCGAAGCCAACGGTGAGGGCGGTTCTGCCGCTGAGTCGGCGCCTGCAGAGCAAGGGCGAACCGGCACCACGAACGATAACCCGACCGCCGAGCAGCGGTATCGTACCCTTCAAGGTATGTACAACGCTGATACGGCCCGCCTCCGGGCGGAGAACAATCAGATGGGTCAACGCGTCACTCAGCTCGAACAGCTGATTGCGTCGCTTTCCGCGCCCCAGCAGGTAAACACTGCACAGGTTGCCGCGGCGAAGCTCATCACCGACAAGGACGTTGAGGATTACGGCGACTCGATTGAGGTCATGCGCCGTGCCGCCCGCGAAGAAGTTGCTGCATCGCAGCAGGAGGTCGCGGAACTCAAACGGTTGGTCATGCAGATGCAGACCACTGTCGTCCCCAAGGTGGAGAGCGTTGCACAGCGACAGGCGCTTAACTCTGAGCAGATGTTCTGGTCTGAACTGTCGGCAGAAGTCCCAGATTGGCGTGAAATCAACGCCGAGCAGGGCTTCCACAACTGGCTGCTTGAAGTCGATCCGTTGTCGGGCGTAGCCCGGCAGTCGTACCTCGACAACGCGCAGAACCAGCTGGACGCACGACGGGTCGCAGGGTTCTTCAAGACGTGGCAGTCAATGAATGGCGGTTCTGTTGCTCAATCACCTCGGAGCGTAGCCAGCTCTCAACTCGAAAAACAGATTTCCCCCGGGCGTGGCCGTACCTCAGCGAGCAGCATGACTGCCAATGAGGCCAAGGCATACAACCGGACGGACGTTGCCAAGTTCTTTGACGACGTGCGCAAAGGTCTGTATAAGGGGCGTGAGCAGGAGCGTGACCGGATCGAACGCGACATCTTCGCCGCACAGCGCGAAGGTCGCATAACATAAACTGGCTAAGTGAAAGGACACCACATGGCCTATCCCGTTGCTCCCGGCCGTCCCGACTACTCGGGGAATTTTATTCCCGAGATTTGGTCCGGCAAACTGATCGAGAACTTCTACGACGCCACCGTGCTGTCGGCGATCTCGAACACCGACTACGAAGGCGAAATTCGCCGCATGGGCGATACGGTTAACATCCGTACCCAGCCCAACATCACCATCCGTGAGTACGTCAAGGGTCAGAACCTTGTCGTCGAGAACCCGGATTCGCCCAAGCTGCAGCTGCTCATCGACAAAGGTGAGTACTTCTCCTGCATCGAAGACGACATCGACCGTGTTCAGTCGGACATCAAGCTGATGGACATGTGGTCGAAAGACGCTTCCGAGCAGATGAAGGTGAAGATCGACCAGCGCGTGCTGACCGATATGCTCCCCGACATCGCCGCAGCCAACAAGGGTGCCACTGCTGGTCAGCAGTCGGCAGCGTTCAACCTCGGCACGAGCGGCTCGCCGCTGACCGTGACCAAGGACGGCGCATCGGCCACCACTCCGGTTGTCGACCTGATCGTTGACATGGGCACCGTGCTCGACGAGGCCAACGTGCCGGAGTCGGACCGCTACCTTGTGATCCCGGCCCGCATGGCTGGTCTCATCAAGAAGTCCGAACTCAAGGATGCTTCGCTGACCGGCGACAGCACCAGCCCGGTCCGCAACGGCCGTCTCGGCATGATCGACCGCTTCACCCTCTACGTGTCGCACAACCTGAACGTCTCGTCCGGCAAGACTTCGATCATCGCCGGTCACAAGATGGGCTTCACCTTCGCGTCGCAGATGACTGAGATGGAAACTCTCCGTGCCCAGTCCACCTTCGGCAACATCGTGCGCGGCCTGCAGGTGTACGGCTACAAGGTTGTGAAACCCGAGGCGCTGGCGCAAGCCGTCGTCCAGTTCGCATAAGGAGACCAGATCATGGTTGCTTACACTGACTCTCTCGGGTTCTACAAGAACTCGGCTGGCTTCACCGCCAACGGCGCAGACCGCGTTAGCGTCACCGAAATCGAACTCGATTTTGCTAAGATCGCGGCTGCCCGTACCGCTGCTGGCGTAGCTGCGCTGGCTGCCACTGACACACTGGTCATTGGTGTGCTCCCGAAGGGCGCGTTTGTTTTGTCCGGCGTTGCGACGCTGGAGAAGGCAGAGGGCGCAGCGGGTAACATCGACGTCGGCATCGGCGGCGGCACTGTCGACTTTTGGGTCGACGGTTTCGACCTGAACGGTACGGTTGGTGCCACCGGCGGCTACGCCGATGCTGCGGCCTACTACGCAACCGCCGCCACCAACGTCCTGCTGACGATCAACAGCAACTCCATTGACGTAGCTCGCGTCAAGGTTTCGCTGGCGGTGGTCAACATGGGCGCTGACCTCGGCACCATTCCGTCGGCCTAATGGTGGGGGCTTCGGCCCCCATCTCCCAACAAAAGGAGACTGAAAATGGGTGTCTATACAGGTATCTCGCAGGACAACGTGCGGATCAACAGCGGCAATGCAACTCTGCAGACGCTGACCGTAACGGGTACTGTGTCGATTACCGGCATGGTCCAGAACGTGCGTCAGCGGTTTACGATCGCTGAAATCAACGCTGGTGCCACGCTCGTTGCAGCTGTTGCCGGCAAGTCCATCCGCATGGTGACTTGCAAAGCCATCGCCGTTGGCGGTGCTGCTGGCGCTGTGACCACAGTGGATGTACTCGGCACGCTGTCCACCGGACGTAAGCTCGTTGCCTTTGCTCAGGCTAACCTGACGCAGAGCACGGTGCTGACCGATGGTGGTACTGGTGCGGCTGTCCTCGCAGATGGTGCGTCTTACACCGCAAACGACGCGGGTACGGCCGTCACCGTAGGCAAGACTGGCAGCAACGTGACGACTGCAACGCACATCGACGTGATCTTCGATTACGTCCTTGTCTAATAACTGCGAGGCCCTTCGGGGCCTCGCTACACTCACAAGAGGACACGCCCATGCCCGGCAAGCGGATCACAGACCTCACGGCTCTCTCCGGCGCAAACAGCGCCAATAACGACGATCTCGTGATCTTCGACGCAACGGCCAGTGAGACCAAGCGCATCTCGCGCTCACAGCTGGCTGAGGGGATGCAAGCCGATGTGCAGGTCTTCTCGAACAAGACTATCGCGTTGACTGGTAACACCGTGAACTATAGCCAAGGTGGCACCAGCGCGGTGACTCGCACTGTGCAGAGCCGGTTGCAGGACTACGTTTCCGTCATGGACTTTGGTGCCGTTTCTGATGGCGTCGATCCCACCACTGGAACCGATAACGCTGCCGCATTCCAAGCTGCTGCCAACACTGGTAAAACGGTGTTCATCCCGAAGGGCAACTATCGCGTTTCCACTGTGACCTTTAGCACCGTTGGCCAGCGTGTTGTTGGCGAAGGCATGGGGCAGACCTTCATCTTCCCGATGACTGGAAATTCCTGCTTCATCGTCGCCAGCGATAAGATTGAGATTTCTGATCTTGAGTTTCGCGGCAAGACGGGAACAGGTCAGGCCAGCGCAGTTGGTGACTGCATCAAATTTGACGCTGTGACATTTGATGCGGCCTTTACCCGTCACATGGAAGGCTGCAAGGTCGAGCGGGTGATGTTCCGCAATCTGAAAATGAACGCAATTTATGTGCCGCATCTCCTTCGGGAGAGCCACATTCGTCAGTGCCGTTTTGTCGGTATGGGTGACGCAGCGACAGACCGCAGCGCGATTAAGATGGAAAACCAGTTGGGGACTGCCTCCAACATCAACAACATTTGGATCGACGGGAACATGTTCTATCGGTTCGAGAACCCGCCGATCAACTTGCAGCGGTCCACCATAATTTCTCCAGCGTCCTCTGCTATTAGTTATGCAGACATCTGGCTCACGAATAACTTAATTCATGGTCAACTCTACGACGAAGCTGCCGCTATCGAAACAGTGCAGCCCGGTACGTGTGACCACGTTTACATCGAAGACGTTACTGCAATTTATGCAAATCAGAACCACTTTACTGCTGTGCATCCAGTATATGACGCTATCCACATTGCGTGTGGTGGTACTGTTTGCAAAAGCTCATTTGTGACGGGCAACTACTTCTCGACCAAATCGGTTGTCGGAGGGGTAACCTATGATCGTGCTGGCGGCACGGCAACCGGTCATGTCGTCAACATTTCGGGGCTGGAAAGCTTTGTCGTTGCCAATAATACAATGAATGCTGGTATCAACGTCGATGAATTTTTATTCGACAACGGTGCCCACACCACAAATGTCAATGCTTTCGTTCAGGGAAACGTCTCCGAAGCTGGGACGATTCTTGCGGATTACTCGGCCCTTGGCACTTGGAGTGGCGAGATTGACGAAAACAACCTCCGCCAGATTAAAGACGCGGTTGAGGTTTCTACGACTATCAAAGCTAAGAACGGCCTATCTGCCTTTTACGGGGACAGCCAGCCGTACTGTGTGCAACTGCAGTACAACGAAGCAACGAGTGGCTGCTTGATCGGATCACCGTCAGCGAGCAGGTTCCAAGTATCAACGGCTGGTGCCACGGCATTGCTTGTCGTTGATAGCACGACTGCCACTCGGCCCGGAGGGGACAATATTTACAACCTCGGGACGGCTTCTTTCAGATGGGCCACGGTGTTTGCAGGGACTGGAACGATCAATACGTCAGACCGTAACGAGAAGCAGGACATTGAGTCCCTGAATGAAGCTGAACTGCGTGTTGCCTCAGCCTTGAAAGGGCTTGTACGTAAGTTCAAGTTTAGAGATGCTGTGTCGGCTAAAGGAGATGCAGCCCGCATTCACGTCGGAGTCATCGCTCAGGAGGTTCAGGATGTCTTCGAGGCAAACGGCCTTGACGTTAACCAATATGGTATCTTCTGCTCTGACACATGGACGGACGAGGAAACCGGCGAAGAAAAAACCCGGCTTGGTGTTCGCTATGAAGAACTCTTGGCCTTCATTATCGCAGCGATCTAAGGACCAACCACCATGGCCACCAACCTGACGACGCAAAAGATCAAGGACACGTACAGCCAGCTGCTGCACGTGGACGGCGGTCCTGAGGCTGCGGAAAAAACGGTCTACAGCGGGACTGGTGTGGGCACGGCGCTCAAGGTCGGGACCGGCTCTGCCTCGGTGGACAACGTCCAGCTGGACGGCAACACGATCCGCACGCTCGACACAAACGGCAATCTCACGCTGGCCCCTAACGGGACCGGTTCTGTCGCCATCGCTAAGGCAGCCATCACCGGCGGCACCATCGCAGGGATCACGGACCTCGCCATCGCAGACGGCGGCACCGGCGCCTCGGATGCTTCGGGTGCACGGACCAACCTCGGCCTCGGCACCATGGCCACGCAGAACGCGAACGCGGTCGCTATCACAGGCGGCACGGTCTCCGGTGTGGTCTTCTCGGGTAGCTTCTCCGGCATGACGCTGGTCGAATCGACGACGCTGGCCACTGGTGCAGCCGCGGCCGGGGTTAATCTGAACGGCAACACGTTAGCCGCAGACGGCACCGACACCAACATCGACATCAACATCACGCCCAAGGGCACGGGTGAGGTGAACGTCACCAATATCGACGTGCTCAGTGGTAAGGTGCCTTACGCCACGATTACCGGCCGGGCCTTCGCGTCCTTCTCTGACGTCACGGATCAGACGGGCAGCACGACCGCAGCCACGCCAGTTAAGTTCGGC